TCTGCCCTGATGCGGACGAGGATCTTGACAAGATAAAAGAAAACCTATTCAACAATGCCCTTGGTAAAGGTGGCGGTGGACTTCAAGCTCCGAACACTCAAGCATATGATTGCTTGTTTCAAACGATGAACGCGACGATGTCAAAGCAAGAGGTCATTAATTTATTAACAAATACACCTTCCAACATGGACTCTAACGTGGTCAACAAACTATCTCAATTGGTGAACTCTAGATGCCCAGATCTATCACCAGTTCTCGGAGATCCTCAAGACATTAAAGATTGCTTTGGTTCAATGCAAAAGTTTATTCCTCCAGAACTTCGCGTGTTCTTGAAAGAACAAGCAAATGCAGTTCCAGAAGGGCCTATCTTTGATTCAATCTGTTTGACTCAAGCAGAGCTCGACAAATGGAATAATGATCGAAAGATGATTTATTTAGACAATGGTCTCGATGAAGAGACCGCTGAAGAGCTCGTAAATAAAGCTAATGATCGAGCACTTGATGACCTAGGCACTGTGTCGGACATGCTTCAAAAAGGCCCTGAAGGGCTATTGGCGGAAGCATTAGACGATCTTTTAAACCAATCTGATCCCGCATGTGAAACAGATCCTTCTGCAATAGTTTTGGAAGATGAGGATCTTGCTGCCGAGAAGCTTGGCATGTTGACCGACTTTTACAAGACAATCGAGAAGAAATTCATCTCAGATCTCATCCGAGGTAGGAATTCAATCCTTGGCAACATACTTATTGACACTTACGGCAACCGATTCAATAAACACAACAGACGCGCAGGTCAGCCGTTTCTTCGACCCAATTATGTTGACAATGAAGAGATGCTCGAGAGAAGAAAAGAAAATTTTCCGTTTCAAGTCGATGTTCCCGTTCTTGGCGGATTCCCTCATGATCTAGATAGGATGAGAGGTGAATATCCAGAGACCGTTGGTGGTAGACTACTTCATAAAATGAAGAGCATGAATCTCCAATATGACTCGAAAGCAGAGAACACAATTGTCATGAAATTTAAAGACATTCAGGACGATCCGGATTACGAAAGCAAATTGATCTATCAAGTTCTTCCTCGACCAAATCCCACGCACCTTATTAAGGTTGATGAGACATTTCATCGTAAGATGTCGAAGGAAGAAGAGAAAAAGCTTGGACTTGAGGGGGTCATGTTTGGAGCCGTTGAAAGCCCCGATTCAAGCAACTTCACAGTTAAGGATTTTTCCGCTCAAGATATGACAAACGAGATAGACTACAGTGTGTTTGAAGACCACTTTAATGTTGAGACTGTTTTGTTTCGAAACTTCCTGATGAAGAAGGCGAACATTTTGATGGGCAACTCGACACTTAATAAACTCGAGAAAATCACAGACCAGTGGAACCTGGATGCCTTAAACTTCGTACGAAATTCTATAATTGAAAGGCCTAACGGAAAGCTGCCGGTTGGATTTAATTTTGGGGCTGATGATCAACAAAAAGTCACGTTCATAGATTTGCTTTATGTAAATCCTGAGTCAGATCCAAATGATATGTCGACTTGGTATTATAACAAACTTCCATGGGACAAAGTTCTTGGAAAGTCAGCCACAGAGAACCCGAGAGTTCACTTTTTGGATCCAGCAATTCATGGAGGGTCCTATTTGTTTCCAAAGATCTACGTCGAGCCTGTGACTTATAATGGATGGATGGGTATGGTCAAAGCCTTCGTCCCAGAGATGGAAGTATGCGAGGATGTTGACAATGGATTCTTGCAAATAAACGATATCGCAAGAAGAGCCAAGAAAATCGAAGAATCGTTGCCAATCGATAAGCGACTATCTCAAGCACCAGAGTGTCGATTTGAAGTTCCTTATGATAGACAGTTAACACCGGCAAACCACGGAATCCTAGAGGGTCTTGTGATCGCTACGTTGAGAACTTTCGCAACTGAGCTTATCCTACGATCTCTTCCTATCTTAGGATCAGTTAGGCTATCTTTAGACAACTATGATGACTCGTTGTTCACCATGATGGCTGAAAAGATGGAGCAGGAATTTATAGCCGAAGAAGGATTTTGGGACATTAACATGGTCAAGTCCTACACCTATTATCTACTGTTTATCGAACAATGTGTCCAAGTAGCTCAGAGACAAATTAAAGATGGTCTGTTGGAGGAGACTCCGGAGATTACGAGGGCCTTGGAAGAACTAAACAGAGTTCAGATGGACTTCCCTAGAGAAACCAATAGCCCAAGAGGTCTCAGGATGGCATTCAAAGGAGCATCGATTATAGGCTATAACGCCGATTGGAAAATTTATTTTAACAAGTTTGGCCCTTCAGACTATAGAGAGCGGTTGGAAAAAATGTTGCCCCATCGTCGGAGAATGGCTATGAAAGTAGCAGCAATTCACAACTCTAAGAGCCACGCACAAGTTTTATTGGCAGCTCTAATGAAAAAAGAAATGAGCGGCATGACAAATAGGATAAATCAAAATCTACGACCACTACCGCACGTTTGGGATATAAAAAAGTACGCGATTTCCGAGAAAGGAATTTTGAGCTTTTCGGAAATCAAATCAGGTCGAGCAGCAGTTGAAGTAGAGGTTGTCGAAGGCGCATCTAGGCCGGACTATGGTTCGATTATTGATTGTCCCAATAGTCGAAACGCTTCTTCATTTGGGACACGAGTCCCCGCTGATTCATTTCCAACTAAAGGAGCAATGTTTCTTGAGAAATACGTTAGGACAATTTCAAAGGATGGCATAGAACAAGTTATGACCGTGCAAGAATTCGAACAACTGATTACAGACACTGGTCGATTCGAAGAGAACTCAAAACTTTCTGATCACTTTGGAAACGCTAGCATTTTGAACGGTAAGTTTTACGGAACTATCGGTGTCAAGTTTGGAGTGAGATTAATTTATGTTCCGCATAAGGACTCTGGTATAACATCGAATCTCGATTCAGCTAAAGAGAGAGTTGGGAAGATTGGAGACTATCACCACATTCCTCTTGCGCATTACGAGCACGATGTATTAGACAAGGCCATTAAAAACATTGACTTTGACGATGAGAACATGGGCGAAGATCTAAAGTGCTATGTTGATAGACTAGCGGAGACCGATGATTTCAAGTTTATATTTGAAACTATCATTAAGACTACTACCTTCACATCTTTGTTTGGAATCTACTCTTACTACAACTTCTTTGAGTCAATAGGGCTCGGACCTAATGAAGTGGAAGAGGATCGCCGAAGAAAGATCAAAGGTAAGTGGAAAAGAAAGGTTTTCGATGATGTTAAGACAACTTTAAAGAGACAGTTTAGGTCAACCTATCGATCTGATGACGATGAATTTTCAGCCAGCAGGCAAGAGAAGCGACAATTTGATGCTCAATGGTTAGGCAATTTGTTGCCGAAGTCTTATATAGGAATAGATGGAAGCGTCCGATGGTGGCAGTCTATTAGGATTGTGGGCGTAAAGCCTTTCGGCAAAGACGGCGAAGAATGTCTCAATGAATTTCAGAAACTTTTTAAGGATTAAACTATGTCAATTTCAATTATTTTTCCAATTGAGGTAGGAGACAACGGACAAGCAGTTACAAATACGTCCAGTTCTCGAGTAACTTCTACTTCTTTTGGAGCAGCATCTTATGCCGACTGGAGCCAAACAGATGCAATTAAGCAAAATTTAAAAATGCTTTTATTAACCAGATCAGGCGAATACGTTATGGACGCTAACTATGGCGTTGGACTTCAAGATTACTTGTTTTTACAAGAGCAGGAGATTGACACTGGAGTGTTGGAATCACGGATAAGATCTCAAGCATCGGACTACATGCCTTACATAACAATTTCGAATCTAGCAGTAACTCTCGACCCTCTGAATTCAATGATGAGAATTCGCATCGAATTTTTCTACAATGAACTATCAATCCCAGAAGTTTTTGAACTCGAAGTTATTTAGGTCAAACTATTTAGTCTTTGTAGAGGGACCATTAAATGTCAAAACAAAAGAAAACACCTATTAAATACACCAGCAGAGACTTTGATTCGATTAAAGCTGACATCGTCGAGCACGCCAAGAGATTCTATCCGGAGCAATGGAAAGACTTCACAAAGGGAACTATCAACTCATTATTAGTCGATTCTGTCGCTTATGTGGGCGATGTTCTATCTTACTATCTCGACTATCAAACAAATGAATCATTTATGGACTCAGCAATTGAGTTCAACAATATTCGTAAGCATGCGAGATCCATGGGCTTTAAATTCGCAGGCTCAGCGAACTCTTATGGGTTCGTTTCTCTGTTTGTTCTTGTTCCATCGAACACGGATGGCACCGCACCTGATTTTAATTACATGCCAATCCTTCAGAAAGGATCTTCGTTCACCGCTTCGTCAGG